ACGCAGCAGCTGGGTTGGAGTTGGACGAGGTGAACATGACTCCGCAACGTGTTTCAACCACAACCAAATACAGCCAGCAATTGATTTTGCAAGGCGGCCCAGAGGTTGACCGTTTAATTGCTTCAGATTTAAATAAGGATATGGTCGAGCACATTGACCGCCAAGCGTTTTTGGCCATTCTTGGAGCGAGTGGAGTTGATGACCAAAGCACGTCAGGAGCAACCGACACCGACTTTACAGCCAGTGTTGCCAATGCCATGGAAGCGGCCGTTTTGGCAGCAGGAGGCGATTTGGGGGGTTGTACTTATGTAATGAGTCCAACCAGTTACCGTTTGTCCAAGCAACTGGCTCAAGTGAGCAGTGTGTCGGCTTTGTTTGAAAATGGTTTGTTCAATGGTTACAAGCCAGTTGCAACAAAGCACCTTGCTGATGAAACCTCTGGTACAGTTGGTCAAATGATTTTCGGTAATTTCCGACAAGGTTTGCTGTTGGCATATTTCTCAGGTGTCGACTTGTTGGTTGACCCGTACACAAGTGCCAGCACTGCTCAAATCATTTTGCACTTGAACCGTTATTATGATGTCGCTGTACGTCAGGCTGGCGCGTTCTCAATTGCAACAGATTTGAAAGCTGCTTCGTAAGAACAGTTTGGTTTATGGTTAAAATGAAAGGGGGCTCAGTGCCCCCTTTTTATTTTGTGTTTGCTTGTTCCAGCACTTGGATGGGAACCAGCATGACCGCGCCGATGTATTTGCGCCAATGGTTTGGTATTTGCCTTTCATCAGGATTCACACATTGAACAACAACAGCCGAACCTTTGATTTCAATAACAGCAACTTTTTTTGTTGGAGAGTATCCAAGGGACAAAATCGCCCCGACTTTTACAACGCTCATTTGAACAGTTTTAAATGGTTAATATTAACCGTAAACCTCATCACCTTATTGGGTGATGAAGTCCACAGCATTCATGGCTTGTTGAGCAGCGCTCAGGGCAAGCTTGGAATCGTTTTCAAGTTTTGCAATCCAGCCATTCACATACGCTTGGCTGTTATCATCGTCACATTCAATGCCAGTGATGGCCACCAAGAATTGAGAACCAATTTCAGCAACCAATTCCTCTTTGGCATAACGCTCAGTTCCAAATCCATCACACTTGGCAACGCCAGCCCGATTTAAACAATCAGCATGGCCAGTTGAGTGTACCAACTCATGGAATAAGGTCGCATAATAAGCATCAGCAGATTTGAAGCTTTCAAACTTTGGCATGTGTACAGCGTGTTGGCTTGGGATGTAACAAGCCTTTGAACCGCCATGGGTCAAGGTTGGGCGTTTGTCATTTGGGTAATTGTTGAAGATAGCTTCAGCCGCTTCAATTGGTGTATCAGTGTTCTCAGGGTGTTCAACCTTGGGGAACTTTGGTTCAATACCCTCACATTCAGCAATGTTAAATACGTTGAACCACTTTGCAGAAAAACGCTTTTCACAATCAGCAGGGTTCAAGCCAGCTTTTTTCAATGCCTCTTCATTTGGAAACCACTTACCATCTTTGGTGACAAATGACACAGACCAGTAAATTACAAATTCACTTTTTGCGCCTTTCTTGACATTGCCACCCTTGTCAGTACATTGCTTATACGTCAGCCATTCATTGTGTTCAAATCCACGCTCATGGCATGAAGCCGACAACAGCAATACATTAACACCTCGGTAAGCCTTGCCAGTGGCGTTATTGATTGGCATTCCGATGCCGTTGGCAGTCCATGGTCGAAACCACTTCAAACCATCCTTTTTTAATCCCTCAACAATTTTGTTGGTTACACGCTCGTAAACGTTTTGTTTCGCTTGCTTAGTCATTTTGTAGTGTTTTAGTGTTTGACTTGAGGCCAAAGATATATATATAACTCTTAAAAAAACAAGTGTGAGTGAATTTTTTTTTGAGAAATGAAAAAGGGGATGCAGTCAAACCACATCCCCCGTCGTCAAACAAACCACTGTATTTACAGTGGCAAACACTGCGTTTGTGCATCCATGAGCATTTTAAAACGCTCGTCCAATTCTTGAATTTGGTTTTGCAATTGCTCAGCCAATTCATCGCGCTTTGCTCGCGCCGCACGCATGGATTTTAAAGCTTTGCCGTAAGCTTCAGCATCAGCACGCTTGGCAAAAACCTTGTCAGTATGAATGTCTTTTTGATTGGCCTCAATTGTTCCACACCATGCATCTGCTTTGTTTACTTTCCACAATTTGACTTTGAACAACCCATGAAGGGTCTGCCAGTGAATTTCAGTGTGCCACGCTTCCCGTGAATGCCAGCCAATGTGTTTTTTATCCACAGTGGTTATGTCAGCAAAATGGCTTGCGTTTTTGACCTCTTGAAAGAGGTGATACTGTCGGGTCATGACATGTGCAATCGTATCCAGCACGCATTCCAATTTTGTCCAACCCAAACCAACCAGCGTGTCGCCCTCTGGCAGTTTGTAATATGAAGCCCAATCGCCTCTGCATGACCGCAGTGTGATATTGACCAAAATAAATTTCGCATCGTCGCTCAAATCAGGAAGGTGTTTGTCCAATTTTTGATAATCAAACCGACGCTCAATTGAGCCGTCATTCAGTTTGTAATTGGTTAAAAGGTTACCAGCAGTGATGCCAGCAAGGGGGTGTGTAGTGTTTTCCATTTGACAGTGGATTAAGTAAAAATTTTTGTTTGTCAGAAGTGACTTTGCAAAGGTATAAACGAAAAAAATTAACATCCAAATTTCATGTTGCTAAATGCGTTTTTTTACCAGTTGTGAGCAAAAACTTGAAATTCAGAATAAACCAGTTTTTCTGCCGTTTACAGTATTTCTGGTATTCGGCAAGGTGTATATACCTTTCTGTTCAGTTCTGAGTTTTCCTTACTACCACTCGTTAGTAGCTGGCCGAAAAAAAATTAAATTTTTTCAGATTATTTTTGGGGATGCTCATAAAATACACCAGTGAACCGACCCTATCTGAGGTCATTTCAGTCGACGATTTGAAGACCTTTTGTCGGGTCAGTGGCAGCACTGAAGACACTCTGTTTGACTCACTGAGGGCAGCAGCAATTGAGTATGTCGAAACAGCATGCAATATCAGAATCGGTCAAGTCAGCGCTGAGGGGTATCTGGACAAATTTGAACCAGCACGCTTTCCAGTCGGGCCAGTGGTTTCAATAACCAGCGTTCAGTATCTTGACCAGTCAAACACTTTGCAAACTCTGGCCACTTCAAAATATTATTTTGAGATTGACGGCAACGGAGGGCGAATCAATTTTTACAATTACCCCAGCCTTTACAGTTACGCTTTGAACCGCGTGAAAATCAATTTTACTGTTGGGCATGGGGTGGACGATGTTCCAGAGGCCATGGTTCAAGCCATCCGAATTTTGGTTGCTTCTCTTTATGAAAACCGACAAGCCGCTGTTGTGGGTAAGACAGTAAGTGCAGTACCTTACACCGTGGATTCGCTGTTGAACAAATATCGGTTGCTGACATGACAATTGGAGAAATGGACAGAGAGGTTGTTTTGAAGACCAAGACAACAACCAAGGATGACTGGAATTACGATACAGTGACATTCGTCACACTTGCCACTGTTTGGGCAAAAAAAATTGACCGTCTTGCTGGTGAACTCATTTCGGAAAATCAATTAATCAGCCGCAACAGAACTGATTGGATTATTCGGCATCGGACTGATGTGATTGCCGACATGGTTTTGGAATACAATTCTGAAACGTATGACATAACGGCAACCAAAGAAATTGGTCGGAGAGAGTTTTTGCTGATTCACACTGAACTGAGGGATAATGCTTAACGCAAAAATCCAACTCGACGAACGAGCCTCTGACCAACTTATTGCTGCGTTGCAAGAGTTGCCACTGGAATACCGTCAAAAGTTTTTACTGAAAGCACAAAAGAGCGCGCTGGCACCAGTTCAAAGAGCAGCGAGAACCATTGCAAAGGCCAAGACAGGCAGTGGGCCTTTGGCGCAAAGTATTAATACCGTAAAGGGTCGTTACATTAAAGCCACTGGAGGTGCGTACAGCGTTATTGAAAACAGAGATAAAAGGGTTAACCGAACCCGAAAGTTGGGCAAGTATATAATACCGCACGTTTCAAATTACGCAAAAATTGAACGCTTTATTTTGAACGGCACTCAATCCAATTTGAGGACAGCTGGCAAACGCACAAGAAAAGACAGTGCTGGTCAAATGAACGTTGTGACTGGCAATAAAAACGCCAGTGGCTTTGTTGTTCAGGGCAGTGGGGGTCAATGGATGAAAATTAAAAAAATCCGATACAAAGGAAACAACGGACACCCGTATTACGACATGGCTTTTACTGAACAAATGGCCACAGCTGAGAGTAAATTTGCTGCTGAGGTATTTGACAAATTAGCAGAATTTAAGCGCAAAAACGGATTCGGATGATTCACCATATAATAAACATTTTAAAATCAGATTCTGACGTCACATCTTATGTGGATGCTGATAATATTTTCCCTTTGGTAAGGTTGCAAGGGTCGACGATTCCAGCCATTGTAATTCAGTTGGTTGGTGTTGAGCCATTTGAAACCAAAGACCGACAAGTCGACACTGACATGTACAATGTGGAAATTACAAGCATGCATGAAAACCCAAAATCAGCTTGGCTCACATGCGTTGCAGTACGCGCAGCCTTGGATGACTTTGCTGGGAACGATGATGTTTACCAAATCAGAATGACCAACGCTGTTTCTGACGTCTTTGAAAGCACTGAGGTGTTTACAATTACGCAGAATTACGAGGTCATGATGTCAGAACGTTCAATATCCAACCCATGACAATCGGAATACATTTAACGGCGTGGAGACGGCCGACAATTACCGCAATTGCATTTACCAGTTTACAACGCATTTGTGCTGAGTTAAAAGAGCATGAAATCGACACGTTTGTCGTATGTGGAGTCAGTGACAAAAAGAGCAAAGGGCTGGCCAAAAAATTTGGCTTCATCCCTTTTGAATACCCAAATGAACCACTGGGCAGAAAGTTTGATTACACAATGCGAGAGGTGTTGAAGTACGATTGCGATTATGTAATGGAATACTGTTCTGATAACGTGATGGAATCACGGTTCGTTCCATTGTTGGTTGATGTAATTAAAAAAGGCATTCCGTTTTGGGCAATGAACAGCTTTTATTTGATGGATTGGAAAACCAAAGAAGTCAGAATTTTTGAGAACAGTGGCTTCAGTAATGTTGGGCGTTTAACTCGTCGTTACTTGTTGGAAAAACTGTACAAAAAAACTGGCTTCGCATTTGAGCATAACTGGGGGCGGCGGCTGGATAAATGTTACAACGATTTGATGTGGAAACATTGTAAAATTCAACCAAGTTTCACTGAGTTAAAAACGCCAATAATTTTGGATTTAAAAAGTGAATACAGCCTGAATGGATTTCAGAAGTTTAAGGAAAAATCAGAAAGATTTCCTGCCGTACCTTTAAGGGGAAAATTCCCAGAAATTATTTTGGACAAAACGGATTAAAAAATGGCAGTTACAGCAGGAAAAATACGCTCAAACAGCATTGGTGTTTATATCAGCACAAGCCAAGGAGCGAGCACAATTGATGACACAGCAACCGACGATACTTATGAGTTGATTGCGTGCAGCACATCAGGAAGTTTCACTGGTTCAATGGAGGTTATCGACGCAACCACAAAAGACAATGATGGCCAGCGTGAAATTCTCACAGGTGGACTGACGTGGAGCATGAGTGCTGAAGGCATGGTTCAGTATGATTTGGCCAGCACCGTAAACAGTAATATCAACCTGTTTGATTTGTGGGCGAACAAAACAAAAATTCGCCTTGCATGGTCAACTGGTTCGGTCGACGATTACATGTATTACGGCAACGCTTACATAACCAGTTATGAAGAATCAGCTGGGCTTAACGAAGTTGCCAGTTATTCTGTTACCTTTGAGGGCGACGGCGCGATAACAAAAGCTGTTGTGGTTACTGGTAACACTTGGCACAATAACAACGATTAAGCATGAACAAACTTCGGGGACAATTTGACATTCAGTTATGTGATGGGACTGAGTTGGGATGCATACTGAACATGTACGCACTGGGCAACTTTTTAACCGACAATAACGCTGAGTTATCTGACCTCGAACAAATGCTTAATTCTCAAGAAAAGGCACTGCACTTCGTACCAGATTTGCTCTGGTATGGGGTGCAGGCTTTTTTTGATTTAAATGATGCTGAACCCACAATTTCACAAAAGAAATTCCGTGTGCTGTTTGGCAGTTCTGATTGGGAGGATGCACTGAAAAACATGATGGTAGCACTGGAGTTGAGTGACGGCACAAAAAAAAAGCCAGTGAAGAAAGCGAAGAAAAAATAACGCTTGAAATACTGTACTGCACATGTTTACAAAGAGGCATAAAACCTGATGATTTTTGGCGGTACAGTTTTGGTGAGTTGAAGCACGTTCTGCAACACATGGAAACAGTGGACAAAATGCATTGGATACACACCAGTCAGCTGCTTTCCTTACAGTACAATATGAACAGGGGCAAAAACTCAAAACAACTCAGTTGGGAGGATTTTAACCCTTATGAATACCAGCGCAAAAAAACGGTCGCACCGACCAAGCTGGATTCGGAAACTTTGGCGAAATTCAGTGCGTTCACAAACACACTGAACAATGAAAAGAACAGCCGCCCTTAGAATTTTATTTGGTGCAGACACCAAACAATTTGATGCCGCATTGCAACAGTCCGTACGCAAAATGCAACGGACAGCCAAAGATTTGCAAACTGTCGGCAGAAACCTTTCAAGAAACCTTACAGCACCACTGGTTGGCATTGCCGCAGTAAGCGTTAAAACTGCTGCTGATTTCGAGTTTGCGATGGCCAAGGTGCAAGCCGTGTCTGGCTTCACAGCTACTGAAATGGCTGGCCTCAGAAAACAAGCTGAAAGTTTGGGCGCGTCGACATCCAAAACTCAGGATGAGGTTGCCAGTTTACAATATGAATTAGCCAAGCTTGGCAAGACAAGTCCTGAGATTGGAAACATGACCGAAAGCATACTGTCACTGGGTATTGCTTTTGACCAAGATTTGGGACAAACTGCTGAGATTGTTGGTGCGACTTTAAACCAGTTTGAACTGGACGCAAGTCAGACAGCAAGGGTTGCTGATAACATGGCTGTTTTGTTCGGAACCAGTGCTTTGGATTTGGAACGGTTCGGCTCAGCCATGGAGAAACTGGGTCCAGTAGCAAATGGCATGGGAATCAGCTTGGAAGAAGTCAGCGGCGCAATGGCACTGTTGGTTAATTCTGGAGTTGATGCCAGTACTGTTGGAACGTCACTGACCAAAGCTTTGTCGACTTTGGCCAAAAAAGGGCTGGAGGGTTCTGATGCATTGGACGCGCTTTCAACTGGCAATTTTACCATTGCTGAAGCTTTTGAAATTTTTGGTGACCGAGCTGGTAAAATCATACCAATTCTGAATCAGTCAAAAGGCAAAATTGACGCTTATGTTGAAGCGCAAAAAAATGGCACTGGTGCCGCTGTGAAGGCCAGAAAAGTTTTGGAGGATACGGCACAGGGTGGATTTGATAAACTCAAGAGTGCTGCATCAGCCGCTGCGACAGCGTTGGGCAAAGAACTGTTGCCGTTTGTCAATTCCATGGTCACAAAAATTACTGACTTGTTTACGGCGTTTACTGAGTTAAGTGGAGGCACCAAAAAATTCATTGTTATTGTCGGTGCACTGCTTGCTGGTATTGGTCCAGTAGTTTTTATGATGGGGCAATTTTTATTTGCACTCAGTCAAATCAAAATGGCATTGAAAGCCGTTACAATAGCTCAACTTAAAACCAACTTAGCAGTATTGGCCAACCCTTACGTTTTGGCGGCAGCAGCAATTGGTGCGATGGCATATGCTTTGTATAATTTGACAAAACGCACCAGAGACCAAAATATTGCACAAACAACACTGAACAACAATACACTTCAAGCTGAAAAAAGGATTGCTGATGAAACAACCAAAATGCGGTTGTTGGTGTCAGTGGCAAATGATGCTAATATTGAAGAGGAACGCCGCTTGAAAGCAATTGACGACCTGCGTAAAATTGCGCCAGAATATTTGGGCGGTTTGACGTTGGAAAACATAAGCACTGCTGAGGGGGTTGGAATGTTGGAAGCGTACAATAACGAGCTATTACGAAAAGCCAAAATACAAGCCGCTGAAGACCGTTTGGTCGAGATACAAGGCCAACTGTTGGATATTTACAAAGAAACGGCAGCGCAAGGGAGCATATCTGGTTTTACAGTTGGTGAGTTTATGACCGCCGTTTTTACTGGTGGATGGGATAAGTCGACCAAACAGTTCATTGACAGAATGGGCACTGTCAAGGCTGATTTATTGGCAGAGCAGCAAGCATTATTGGACATCGTAAAACAGAACTCAACAGTTCAAGATGATTTGACCGATGGTGTCACTGATTTGGAAGCTGCGTATGAAGAAATGCGAAAAAAATATGAGGCTTTATTACAAGGCGGTGACGGTACAATAAAAAAACCAGCAACCCAAGACGAAGTTGCTGACATGTTCAATGTTCAATCTGATTTGGACAAGGTGCTGGCATCATTGGTTTTGGCTGAAGCGGCCGCTGAGGGGGTGTTTGAATTGGACGGAAATGAGCCAGCAAAATTCAAAGCGTTAGCAGAAGCATATCGGCAAGCCGCTGAAGAATCTGCTGCCCTTGGCGAAATTGGAATGGCTGAAGAATTAAACGCTCAAGCTGAAGCGTATAAATTGAAGTCAATGACCGTTTCTGAATTTTTGGAAACGCTGGAAAATACGCCAGTCGCTCAATTCAGAACACATATATCTGCTGCTCAAATTGCGATGGAGGCTTTGACCACAACAGCTGAGCAGTTGGGTTCAATTATTGGGTCAGCATTTGCTGCCATGATTTCTGGCGCAAAAAAAGGA